GGACCCGTTGACTCCGCCTAGGAATCTATGCAAGAGTCCGAATCACAAAATGTGCGACTCGGGGCTGCGGCGGATTCGCCGTATCTCGCAAAAAACACCGAGGATGCGCGTTTGTAATCCCATGCAAAGAATCGAATGTTAGCGCTAACGCTGCATTGCGGCGATCAGTGCTGCATTGCGGCATGAGGTGTCATCACGTCACGGGACTGACTGACTGGCAAGCTGGACACCCCTACGAGGGAATTGTTCACCCCACCGAGGGAAATGTTCGTCAACCTTACCGTGGAAATTGTTCACCCCTACGAGGGAAATGTTCGTCAAGATTTTCCTTGACCCCACCGTGGAAATCATGCTAGGAACGATTCGTCAAGACAAAGGAGACCACATGCAAGAGCCAAACCTCATCGAGATGTTGTCCTACAAGAGACCGCAGGGCACGAAGTATCAACGCAAGTTCTGTAACCGTTATCTGGCACCAGTCTTCGGGCAACCAGATGCTCACGGTAACTATATCCTTGTTGTTGGTGATAATCCTAGCGTCTGCTTTACTGCTCACCACGACACTGTTCACTTCAATTCTGGCCGTCAGATCATCAAGATCGAGGGTGATATGGCTCGGTCTGTAGGTTCTGACTGCCTAGGCGCTGATTGCACCACTGGTGTTTACATCATCCTCAACATGATCTTGGCTGGCATCGAGGGTGTTTATGTTGTTCATGCAGCCGAGGAAGTTGGTTGTGTTGGTTCCAAGGCTCTAGTCTATGACTACCCTTCGTGGTTGACCAACATCAAGGCTTGTATCTCGTTTGACCGTAAAGGTTACGATAGCATCATCACTCACCAGATGGGGTCTAGGACGGCTTCCGATGAGTTTGCTGCTAGTCTAGAGGCTATCCTCGATCTGGGCTTCAAGCCTGATCCTACAGGTTCCTATACAGACTCAAACGAGTATAGGTCTGTTGTCCCTGAGTGCACCAACATTTCGGTTGGTTACTTCAATCAACACTCTGCTACAGAGTATCAAGACCTAGCGTTTGTCGAGATGCTCATCACCGCTCTAATCAATGCTGACTGGTCTAAGCTGGTCATCAAGAGGACACCTTCGTTGGACTACGACATCGCACCTGTCACCTACAAGCGTAAGAAGTCCCGTCAGGATTCGTATGACTACACGATCTACGATGACTATGGGTTGGTCAACTTCCACCGTGATGAGATGACCGATCTTGTCAAACACCACCCCGAGGAAGTAGCCAAGCTGCTCAAGTCCTTTGGCTATGAATACAGCGGGTTGTTGGATGACATCAACAATCTCAAGGCCAAGGGTAAGAGAGCCTATAGATGGTCTTGACCCCCAGAGTGGAAATGTGCTAGAGATGATTCGTCAGATGGAGGAACCCAAGATGATCTTCACCACCGGAACCATGATCGTGAACTTCAAGAAACAGAATGGAGAGGTTCGCACTCTCGTCGGAACACTCTTCCCGCCCACCTACACGGGCAACTACAAGATGACCCTAGAAGAGATCAACAACGCAGAAGACTGCCTCATCACCATGTGGGACTACGAGGCGAATAACTGGCGCTCTTTCTACAAGCGCAACATCATCGAAATGGAGGAAGCATGATGGACAACATCGCTTGGCACTTCACTAATGCCACCCTTCGAGACGGCGCTCCTATCCCTGCGATTGGCGAGACGCTGATTTACAAGGGCAGGATTAAACTGTGTGAGAGTGGCTACCACTGGTCGCTGAAACCGCATCAAGCGCTGATGTATGCCCCCGGCAACCTGCTGCACATGGTGAGGTATGGCGGCGAGGTGCTAATAGACGAGAACAAAGGTGTGTCATCCGAGCGCACGATCCTTGCCACGATTGATGCCGAGCACTTGCTGCGCCGCTTTGCTGCCGATCAGGCGCTGTCCGTGGCGCATCTGTGGGAAATGCCAGATGTCGTGCGGGAGTATCTAACTACACTGGACGAAAGCAAGCGAATCGCTGCTTGGGAGGCTGCTTGGGAGGCTGCTAGGGCTGCTGCTGCTAGGGCTGCTGCTAGGGTTGCTGCTTATGCTGCTTATGCTGCTGCTGCTGCTGCTGTGGCTTGGGCTGCTGCTCGGGAGGCTGCTAGGGCTGCTGCTAGGGCTGCTGCTGGGGATGCTGTTTGGGATGTCACTAGGGCCGAGTTTGACCGCCGCGTGTATGCGGCATTTGGGGTGAAGGAAGCATGATGATCGAGATTCAATCCCGTCACATTGTGATGATCGCTGTGGTGGCTTGTGTGGCCTATCTTGGCTACTTGTTGTATGATTATGGGTTGTATAACCTTGAGTATGGACAACCCTATTGTGAGGAGGGGGCATGAAATACCTGTTGTGTAAACAAGCGTTGACGAACTGCCTGACTACAGGTAAGACCTACTCTGTGGTGTCAGAGGACAACAACTGGTGGAGTATCTTGGATGATGACGGGCTTCGATATTACATCCTCAAGGCAAGCTGCCCTAACTGGGAAGAGCAACAGAAGTGATGTTCTGTCTCTGGATGCAGAGATCAGGCGACTGGAAATCCTAGTCGATGATCTGTTCTGGAACAACGAAACCGAAAGAGGGCTTAAGGCTCTGGAGGAACTGGATTATCTCCGGTCTCTACACCTGAGCGGTGAGCGGTTCTACTACCTGTTCTGAGGAGATGGTCATGGAAGTCTGTGATGCTTGTGAGTATTACTACAAGAAGGAAGACATCATCGTGATGGATAACGGTTCTTGTCTGTGTATCCATTGCCACTGGGCAGAGTATGTCTATGAAGAAGATGAGTATGAAGAGGAGTAGGGGTATACCGGGGGGACCAACCAAATTAGTAGATGGAACTGGTCTCCCTCGTTTCAAGACCCCAGAGATGGAAATTGTTCACCTGTGACAAACTGGCAACAGTTGTAGGAAACCTCACCAATGCTCATCTATCGTGTGACGATCAGTGACAGACAAGACGATACACCCTTCTGCCATTTCGAGACCAAGAAGAAGCATGAGGCAGAGCGATACGCTGAGAGAGCAAGAGCACTGAGACAACACATCACCATCACTGAGAGGCACACAGCCTATGACCCAACTTGACGAACTGACAGTGATCCTGAGCAGGATCGAGAGAGTGGCACAGATCATCGAGAGAGATGCCATGAGCAAGGGCAACCAGATCAGGGCAAGAGAGATCATCACACTTGTTGAAATGGCTATGAGGGCTAGAGGATGACCATCAAACTAGGACCAAAAGACACGCAGATCGTGCTCTCAGCACTGCACGAATACCGTGAGGCGATGCTTAACATCCCCGGAGACGGGCCGAGCCCCTACATCGACAGCGTCATCGAGGACGTGGACAGGCTCATCAAGTCATACAAGCGGTCCTTCACCACGTTGTGCAGAGGGGGGTGGAAATGACCAAGAAGAAATGCCCATTGGGCGAGGACTGCGACCTGACGATTGCGTGGATGGCTGGCGCGGCGAGATCGAAGGATCGGATCATGGAACTGGAGGCCAAGCTGGCGAAGGCGGTGAATGTCATTGATTGGGCTTTGATTGCTTGGGATGAACACGACAAATACGGACACAACATGCAAGGCGATTGGGTTTCTGATGCCCGCACCACCCTCGCAGAACTGACAGGAGCAAGGATGACTGACGAGGAAATGATCACGCGACTGCGCGGAAACATCACTCTGAGCAAGGAGGGCGCATGTGTCACCTTACTGTTTACAGACCCGCCAAAGGAGTTGGGCAACTGCGAGACGTATGGCTTCTGTGAAGAAGTTGCCGACCGCATCGAAGCCCAAGACGCCGAGATCGAGAGGCTGCGGGATGCTTTAAAGAAGGCGGAGGCACAGCCGCTGGTCCTTGAGTCTGTAGCGAGGGGACCAAGGGAAGGGGAGAGTATGACTAGTTGGATAAAATATCACATGAAAGAAGCACGCGCCGCACTCGCAGAACTGACAGGAGGCAAGGATGAGTGATGATCTGGTGAAGCGCATCAAAGATCGTGGCGATTGGCTTGTTGATGCCGTGGCGACTGCGACCCAAAACAGGATGTTCCTTCGTGGCGAACCTGAGTGCGATGACGTGGCGTGTGACGCAATTCGCATGAACGGTGAAAAAGCCATGAGCCAAATTGCAAAACCACTGGCCGACCGCATCGAAGCCCTCACCGAGCAGCTTGCCGCCGCACGACGTGACGCCGAAGAGGCCGAGGCTTATGCGGAGGAGTTGGAGGCCAAGCTGGAGAAGCTGATCGGCGGCGCTGAGACAGTGCTCGAAGCGTGGGACAGTGGCAACGAAGCATCATTCCGCGAGGCCATCGAGGAGATGCGCGCGGATGTAGAGGAGGCGAAGAAGCAATGAACGACATCACGATCCAAGCCGATACGGTTGGCATCAATCTTGTTGGTCTTACCAATGATGGCATGGTCCATATGGGTTGTATCCCTTGGCAAGAGGTCTACGATCATCTGAAATACTATCAGTTCAAGGACAAGGTGTTGAATGACATCCTTGAGGTCTGAGATCAACCATCAACCATGCCCGTTCACAGATTGCGGGTCATCTGATGCCTTTGCCTATAACGGAGAGAAGGGCGTAGGGTTCTGTCATTCCTGCGGTAGAGGCTATCCCCACAAGGGAATGAAGACCTTTGAGTGGTCACAAAAGGAGTATCCATTGATGGATCAGAAGGCACCACTGAGACTTGTCAACGAAACCCCTGAGGTGGAAAATGGAGAAGAAATCACCCCCGATGGCTACAGAGGGATCACCAGAAGGACTAGAGAGTTTTATCGCTCGACGGGGATCATCCGTGAAGGAGACCTCTCAACCATCCTTTACCGTTACCCCAACGGATCAACCAAGTATCGTAATCTACCAAAGACCTTTAGCACGAGTGCTGGCTTCAAGTCTGATACTCTCTTCGGTATGGACAGGTTTCCTGCTGGCTCTGCTCAAGCCGTAACGATCACCGAGGGCGAAGAAGATGCGATGGCAGCATACCAGATGCACGGGTCCAAGTATCCTGTTGTATCTCTTCCCTCTGCCACCCCTTCGAGGAAATTGCTGGAAAACTGCAAGGACTGGTTGGCCTCCTTCGACAAGATTTACCTCTCCGTGGACACTGACAACAAGGCTGAGAACTTCGCTCTGGCCCTGTTGAACCTCTTTCCGGGGAAGGTCTACAAGGTGCCTCATGGCAACTACAAGGACGCCAATGAGTTCCTCATGGCAGGCAAGCAGAGGGAGTATGTGTCGGCATGGTGGGCTTCCAAGATATACACCCCTCACAACATCTATGCCACCACAGATGACTTCCTAGGGCTTCTGAGAGACACTCCTGACCACGCCTATATTCCTACGGGGATCGAGGCTCTGGACGACAAGATACTCGGCCTGATGCAAGGACACTTCACTGTCATCAAAGCACCTACCGGGATCGGTAAGTCCGAGTTCATGCGGTATCTGGAATACAACCTCGTGGCTAACTATCCGACTGTCCCCTTCGCTGTCTGGCACCTTGAAGAGACCAAGCTGAGAAGTCTCCTCGGGATCGTATCCTATGTGTTACAAAATAACGTAACTCGTAAAGACCTGATCCAAGAGAAGGGCAAGACCTCTGAGGTGGAAAAGGCCATCGAGGGGATCACGAAGTCAGGCTACATGCAGTTCCATCTCAGGGAAGAGGATGGGGCAGAGGAACTGGTCAACCAGATCAGGATACTCAGTCAAATCTATGGCTGCAAATACGTCTTCTTTGAGCCTATCCAAGATGTGATCACCGTGTCTGATGACAAGCAGAAGGAAGCCGTTCTTGCTGATCTGTCTGTAAGGCTGTCCAAACTAGCTGCTGATCTTGCCATCGGGATTGTCACAATCGCTCACACCAATGAGAACGGAGACCCGAAGTATTGCAAGATGATCGGTCAAAGGGCTTCCGTCATCATCAACTTGGAGCGTGACAAGGAAGCCGCTGACATGATAGATCGCAATACAACCAAGATCACTGTCCAGAAGAACAGACCTTGTGGCCTAGAAGGGTCGGCAGGGGAGTTGTTGTTCGATCTGGATACCTTCACCCTGAGCGAGAAAAGGACCGTGTTCTGATGGTGGAGTTTGACAAATGGGTTGTTGAGCCTTATGGACATGACTACAACCCCAGAATCTTCGAGATACAACATGATCTTAGAATGGCAGAAGGAAAGACCCTACGAGACTGGCTTGAAGAAGCCTATACTGCTGGCTACCTTGAAGGCCAACGATCCTTGCGATGATGTGACACACTGGATAGGGAGTGTATGATGCCCGTGTTCGACATAGAGACCGATAACCTGCTTGAAGATGCCACCCTCATCCATGTTGTATCCTATTCGACATCGGATGGCGTCAAGAGTATCACTGACTATGACGAAATGAGGGAATGGTTTCTGTGTCAAGATGTCCTGATCGGGCATAATATCTATCGCTTCGACATCCCTGTGGTGGAAAAGCTGCTAGGCATCAAGATCAGGGCCAAGCTGATCGACACTCTGGCGTTGTCTTGGTATCTCAACTTTGACCGGACACGGCATGGTCTCGAATGGTATGGGGTGGATTACGGCATACCCAAGCCAAAGATCGACGATTGGAAGACCCTCTCCATCGAGGAGTATTGCCATCGGTGTGAAGAGGATGTGAAGATCAACCTGAGGCTATGGGAAGACCTACATCGCAAATTGTCTATCCTCTATCCTGAGGAGGCCGACAAGGATCGCTTCATGTCCTACCTCATGTTCAAGATGGAGTGCGCCGCAGAGCAAGAACGTATCGGTTGGAGGCTTGACGTAGAGAAGGCACAAGGGCACTACGATGAATTGCTAAGGCTCAAGTCTGAGAAGGAAGCAGAACTGATTAATGCCATGCCAAAGGTTCCTGTCTACAAGGAATACGTCAAGCCGAAGATCATGTTCAAGAAGGATGGTGGTCTGTCTTCCTTGGGCAAGGCTTGGCTTGATCGTCTGGTAGATGCCAAGATGCCACATGACACCAAAGGCCCTATCAGGGTTCTGGATCACCATGAGGATGGGAACCCTAATAGCCCTGAGCAGGTCAAGCAGTGGCTCTATGGGCTAGGATGGGAGCCTCAGACGTTCAAATATGTCAAGGATGATGGTGGCTCTGAGAGGGCTATCCCTCAAGTGCATGACGATGGAGACCTATGCGAGTCTGTCAAGGAACTCATCGAGAAAGACCCTGCCATCGAAGTCCTTGAGGGTCTCAGTGTCATCAACCATCGTCTTGGTATCTTCAAGTCGTTCTTGGAATGTCATCGTAATGGGTGGGTAAAGGCTCAGATCAATGGCCTGACCAATACGATGCGCTTCAAGCACTCCAAACCTCTGGTCAATCTTCCGGGTGTCCATCAGCCTTGGGGCAAGGAGATCAGAGGGTGCCTGATAGCCCCGGATGACAATCATGTGCTTGTGGGCACCGACATGGTAAGTCTGGAGGACAATACCAAGCGTCACTACATGCAGCCTCTGGACCCCAAATACGTC